AGGGGGCATTTTAACCGTAACGTGTAATTTAGCCAATTGACGTGGAACGTCACACACACTGGTAGTATCCCCAAACCAAACATGGGGAGAGTAGTATCGGGCAAGGAAGGCGACTCCCAAGTCGCCGCGTTTTACCGATCCTAGTGTGAGCACCTGTCCTATGGACTGTGCCGCGCGGTGATAAGACTTTGGATCAACATCAGGTGTTAACCCGTCGTCCCCGCCGTAAATACCTAGTCCAGCCCAGGCTTCTTCAGGACTCATGAACTTTCCTCTAACCATAGTTTGACGTTTGGCCGAATAGGCCACAAAAGCATTAACTAAGGTGTTCATGATGGAAGTCTCTGGGGATCCGGAACCACGAGCGCACTCCTGCTCGAACTTCACGTCGTGGGTAGAATACCCGCGCATGCCGTACTGGGACTTGTGTAAGTCAATTAGTTCCTGGTGGAACTCTGTACGGAAAGCTCGTAGAAGCGCATGTCGTTCCAATTCACGCATAATAACGGAACCATGTCCATCGAATTTATCGAAATCGGTTTTCTCAAGCTGGCTCGCATACTGAGCTGTTAGTGAGACACGATTCGCTATTTCCAACGGAGTCATTCCAAATGCGTACCATGGTTGGTCCTTCATCACTTTTTCAAATGAGTAAATATAGGAACTATATTCCCGCTTATCCACTCCATTGATTTGTGATATTGGTCTAGGATATTTAATTTGTCCATAGGCCTCTTTCTTCACGAACATGTTTATGACACGTTTTGGAAGGACCCATTCGGTCCTATCCAAAATTAGCCGTTGGCTGGGTTTGGGCTGGCGATCCCAAACCTGGTCATAATCAACAGGACTGAAGGAATGTGCGATTTTATCAGGAATGAGGAATCCTATAAACTCCTGCATGTGCCGGGATAACATGGCTGTCATCTCCAAGTTAGCAGGTGGTCGCACGTCCGTAATCCTCCCTTTGATACAAGCGCGATCGTTGGCCTCACATTGGTCAGGCGCGAAGGCTCCATGCATCAGTGGGGTCATGAAGGCCGCTAAGCTGGGTTTAGCGCTTGGATCGAATTCCCTCGGATTAAACTGGTATCTGCGAACAGCCTCAGGGACTGGGCAAACCACCACAGGCTTAGAACCTGTTTGTTTCCGATGGAACTCGATAAGGGCAGCAGCTTGAACGCGGTCACCCTCAACAAAAGCTTGGACCTGTGGGAACGTCAAGTCCACCTTCGAGGTCCTAGCTATTGTCGAGATTGCCGCATCTGCCTCAGCAGTGATGTTAGCCACCAACTGCTTCCCAGCAATACCCGTTGACACCATGACGCCTCCAGTGCCTCGCGTCTCCAGTCGGGTATTAATGCCGTCAACTACTTCCAAGCGGTTCAGTGCTCTACCAGTTAACCAAAGCTCATGGAGATAAGCAAAAAGTCCATTCCAATGACCGGTGGGGGTCAGAAGAACAACTTCATGGTCTAAACTGGTCGATCGGCGATCCACTAAGTAGGTGACAATACGGTAAGGTACTCCCGCGAAGGATGCAGTCGCGACCAGGTGGTCTTGACTATAGTTCCAAACGCGGTGTGTGTATTTCCCTCCACCGGCTACAGTATACTCAACCTCATTCTTTTCATTGAAATAGTAACTATACTCAGGTCCTACGCGGGCAACTTGTCCGGGTTGGAATGTGTACAGTATGTAGGGTCGCGGGTTGTGAGCCAAAAAGAATGGCATGTCAACGTGCTCATCTACATCTACCATCGCAATCAAGCATTCGAGGGTGGGTTGAAACGTCTAGGAGCAACACTTAAATCTTTTGACCAATAGTAATCACGACAGCCATCACGGCCGTTTCGTAAATCACTTGCGGACATCTGATAAAAGTAGCTCTTCAAACCAGTCATTTGCGCTAAACGATCAATGAAAGTGCTTGCACCCGAACGATCCGAAGCTGCGCCGCCATGTGTATGGTTGCGAGCCGGCTTGATACGCGTGAAGTCCATATCGTTGAAAGTAGAACGTAATGTGGTGGTTTCAATAACCGGACGGTGTCTCGTCAGGTTAAGGAGATACGATTTGAGGGTTTGTACCAGTGGTAAGCGGGATTTCCGAAGATAAACCGCAAACAGTTGGTACGCCAAATAAATCATCGCAATTCTCCAGATACCGGGAATTCTTCCTCTGTTAGTGTAGCACATCCAAAGGAAACAAAGTGAGTGAACAAACATCCCAGTATCAGCGAAATCATCGACAACTGTGGCGGTATCCACGCGTTGTCGGGGGGTCATACGGGTCCATTTCCAGGAGCAAATGATTCCGTT